CAACACCAAAGAAAATAGCGTTCTCTTTCTTGAAGAAATCACGTTGTAATAATCTTGGTAAAGTTTGAGTGATGAAAGGTAAACTCTTAAGCATTTGCTTAGAGAAAGTAGAGAAACCAGCGATATAATCAGTAACTATTTTAGTTTCTGTTAATGCGTAGTCATTCTGTCCTTTGTCGTCGCCTTCAGTTTGTGCAGCAATGTTGTTTACATTACCAGCATCTTCACGATACTGTACATAAAGACCAGTTGTACTTTGAACTGTAGGGATTAAATCTCTAAAGTTTACTTTCTGTGCAGGGAAAATTGCTTGACGTGTGCTATAAGAAGCTACAGGCTCACCTGTTAAGCTATTGCTTAATAACATATTTTTAACGTCAGTCAAATCCATACGGTAAGAACCGTTAGAACTTTTAAGAGCAAACTCTAATTCACCAAACTTTCCGTCTAATTTCTCTAAGATAGCTTCGTTAATATTCTTGCTTTCTTTCTTTTCAGCCTTTACTTGCTTTGCAGCTTGTGCGTCGAATTGCTTTTGCATTTCGTCTTTTACTACATTGATTGTAGATTTTACTTCATCGATTTGAGCAGATACGTCAGCCTTTAAGCCTTTTACGTTTTCTGCCATTTCGTTAATTACGTTTTCCATTTTTACTTTTTAAATAGATTGTTAAATTTACTAATTGCCTTTGTTACTTCTTCATTACTTGGTTCTTCGATAGCTATCGGCTGAACTGCGTCTGCGGGTTCAGTGAATTCTTTTACTATTTCTAATTCTAATAATGAAGCCTGTATCCTTTTTATTTGAATTTCCATTAAAGCAAAAGTGTCGTCTGTGAAACTACCACCTCTGAACGCTTTAATTAGATTGTCTAATTGTATTGATAAACTTTCTTTAGTTTCTACTCCTTCGCTTTTAAATCCTAACGTTGGTGTTTCAGGGTTTGCACCCCAAAGAACTGCTGAACCTTCGTAAAGTTTTAATTCTCTAATTGTTCTAACTTGGTTTGTTTTGTTTATGTCGCTTTTAATAGTACTAAAACCAATTGAGTGCTGATTAATTAAACCTGCCTCATATAGTTTTATTACGTCTTCCCCAGCTTCAGTTTCTATTATTTGAGTAATAGCCACTAACATATCGCCTTCAACATATAGGTCAATTGGTTTGCCTATTGTATGTCCTAAGTCTGCTTTGTGGTCTATTAATGACCAAACTAAGTTTTTGCCTTTAGGTCCACGTTCTGCAATAGTTTTAGTAAACGCTTCAGCTACGATTATATCGTTGTCTAAATCTACGTTACCGATTCTACTCCAACACGCTTTTACGGTTCTTGATTCAGATGAAATGTCTAATATAGAATCCATTGCACCTTTTTCTTCAAATTTACTCATAAGACAAAGTTATATATTTTTTATTATTGTAACGCTTCAGTTATTAACGTTCCTATTGTTTGACCTAATAAGTTTCCCATTAAAGACCATAATAAACCTGCATCACCTTTTGGCGGGTTATTTTCTATTCGTAATAATTTACCGTTAGCATCCCTTTGTGCTTCATAACCTAAAGTGCATCTACAGTTACAAACGTTCCCAGCGTGTGCAGTTGAATCAGCAGGGTGCAGCATATAGTCTATATATGTTTTAGCCCTTACTTCAAACTTAGCATCCATTGGAAGTTTAACGCCATCCATATGTAAGTGGTCGTTTGCATCACGTGGGATTCTTCTTGTACGATTGTCCTTTGCAGAAATCCATTCTTTAACCGTTACAAGACCTGTAGACATTGCACCAACCATTGAACCTATGTTAGCTGACCTTCCTGTTTCTGTTCGTGCTATTAATTCTGCTCTATAATCTGTAATACCTGCTGACCTTAATAATCTTATTGTTTCAGGTAGTGTCAAGTTTTCTGCTGCTGCTTTATCTAGAAAGGATTGTATTTGTTTCTTAGTCGTGTCTGTTATGTCTGCTGCTAATTGATTTAATCCTCTAGCCTCTAAATAAGTTAAGATAACATAAGCAAAGAAGTCTGTTTCTTTACTCTTTACCTCAAAATCAATTCTTTGCCCCTTTACAGACGTTTTAACGTCTTTTTGACTAATCTTAGCCATACGAGTACCCATTGCAACGTGAAGCTGCTTAATGGTCGTTTTAATGGCTTTATCGCTTATTGCATCAAAGTCTAAAGTATCGCAGTATGTGTCTACTTGTTTCTGCAGTTCCTTTTTGAACTTTGGCGAATAGGTTTTTAAGGCATTAGCGTATAACTTTTTATAGTCTTGCCAAATCATTATTCAGGTATTGTTAAAGGCTGAAATTCGTCTATTGGTTGTACACTTGTAGGAATATATAGTTTCTCTAATTCTGCTTCGTCTATGTAGTCAGGAACTTCTAAACCCATTAAATCCATCTTTTGTTTAGGTGCTATCCACCACGCATTATTCAACCATTCTACCTGCTCTTTCTTATTAGATTCTAATTCAGCATAAATTGAAGCGTCGTAGTCTACATAAATATTCTGTCCTGTATAACCCCAATCGCTTTGTAACTTTCTATTAATATTATCCCTAATAGAATTTAATAAAGGTATTGCACAACGTAGGGTTAAAGCCTTTTCTCCTTCTAATTGATTGTTATAAGTCTTATTATCTGCGTCGTTTAATAACTGTGAAGGCACACCGTAAATATTACAAAGTGCTTTCATGTCCCACTTTTCAGATTCGATTATATTTAATTCAACAGGGCTAAGTCCTATTTGCTTCCAGTCTACTTTATAACCCGATACTGCTATTGAATTGTAATTAGCTGCACCACCTTTCTCGCTAATAGCTTTCTTTAGTGCCTGTGCTTGTGCTAGTCCTTGTACTGAATCATACTTTTCGTCGTTCATAAATAAAACACCTGCTGGACCACCATTTTGGAACGATGCAACTGCCGCAGTTTTAGCTTCGTTAGAACGTGTTAACGTCTTTGCTGCTGCTAATAAAGGGGACTGCCCGTACAATTGGTTACCTGTAGAGTTCCATTGTGGATTAAAGTATTTATCGTGTAATATTTCTTTTCTAGTGAATTGAAAAATAGGACCATATTGAAGTTGATAACCTACTGCAACTGCAGGGAAGGCTTGTGTATCAGCTATAACCGCCGTATATTGTGAAGGCAAAGCGTAAAGTGCAAAAGGTTTGCCCATATTAGCACCTGCTTCTATTGTCTTTGAATAGATAAAAGCGTTACCTGTAATAAGTTTAAATCCACACCATTGCTCAACTAAATCGCTAAAAGCATCGTCTTCGTTTGGATATTTAAGCAATTCGTTTAATCTAGCATCGCCAGTATATAGTTCAAACGCTTTTTTATGTAACGTTTCTAGTTTCTTAAAGTTTTCTATTTTGTCAGGCTGCGACATTAACGCTTTGTATTTTCGTGCTGCCTTTTCGTCTATTACCTTATAAACCCCAAATGGAGCCAACTTAGCTTTATCAGTTATTAGTTTAACAATTGAATAAACTATGTCATTGCCCTGATAGCCGTCGTGTACAAATGATGCTGCGTTTTGCCCACTCCAAGTAACTAAACCGCTTTGAATTGCTATCTGTGAAGCTAAAGGATAGTTAGGCAAAATATTATTAATCTTCTTTTTATTGAAGATGTCGAATAAACCCATAATGTAATAATTTAAACAAAGTTAGTTATTTTATACTAAAAAACCGATACAACAAATTTAGGAGTGTATTCAAAGTACATTCGCATTGCTAAAGTATCGCTAAAGTCAGGGGAACGCCCTATTAATTGTTTTACCTTATCCTTTGGTATTATTCCTTTTTTAGCGTCGTTATCTACAGACTTTTGTTTTACCTGCTCAAGTTCTTCTATAATGATTTGCTTTTGTTTGCCGTCTGCTATTATGTGTATTTCGTTTTTGTTTATTAGTTCAGCTAATTTGTAATAACATTGGCTTTTAAGGTTGTCAAAGTTTTCCTTTTTACGAGTAATAGGGTTTTCTAATGGAGAACTATTGTTAACAAAACCTTTGCAGCGTAGTATATCGCATACACCACCGCCGACACCGTCTTCGTCTACAACTATGTGCGAAGTAGGTACTTTATTTTCCTGTTGGAAGCGTTTAACTAGGTCTGCTACCTCAACAACTGATTTACCATTGAATTGATAAAACCGTACACGTAGCCCACTCCATACACCAATAACAGTACTATCTTTTCCAAAGCGAGCCACATCACAAGTAATAAAACTATCGCCGTTAGGGACAAAATCATTGGTAAACGCGTCAAGTATCTTTTCATATTCAATTAATTGTGAAGGGTCGTCTAAGTACTCCCAGTTACCGAATAGCAAACGTTCTTTACTTTGAGTATCTAGGGTTAAAAGGTTTTCTTTATAGTGCTTAGATATAAAAGGATTATCGTCTATTAACGAACTTATAAAGCGTTTATTGTCTTTTATGCTACCGTCTTGTTGTGGCTTGTAAAACTCCGAGTAAGTCCAATTCTTTGCAGGGTTGCAAGTATAAAGAATCTTAGGCACTAAGTCGTTTTGGTCTAACTGAAAACGAATCCTTGACTTAATAATATTCCTAGCTTTATCATCTACCTGATTTGCCTCGTCAATAAAAGCGTCTGTAATTTCTAACGAACCTAATTCATCGAAGTTTGGGTCAGAAGGGTAGCTATATAAATCCTTTAATAATATTGTAGAGCCATTAGGAAAATCTATTGTACTTGACTGCGAATTATATTTGTAATGCTTACCTGCGTCTAAGCCTTGTATTTTAGCTACTTGAAAGAACGATACTAAAGTAGTTTCTTTAAGCGTTTTAAGTACTGCACGACCTATTAATCCTCTAGTGTTAGGGTATTTTAATCGTTGTTTTAATTGCCAGTAACAACCCAATAAAGTTTTACCACCGCCAGCACCGCCTCCGAAAAGTATTTCGTTTGTAGTTTTATCTTCTAGTAAATCTAAAGCCGTTGTTTGCTTTATGGATAGTTCCATTACTTAGGTATAAAATTTGAATCTCTTGTTAAATAAATAATAGACGATATTATTAAAAAAGTAAATATATAAGCAAAAGGATTAATTACCCATAATAAAATTAAGGCTATTAAAATTGCTGAAATACTTAAAATACTTAGTACCATTATTAAAAAACCAAAACATATTTTTTCTAATAAATTCATATTAAATGCTTCCTTTGTTTTCTACGTATGTTTTGTTTTCTTCCCAGTTAATTTGCAGCCCACCGCTTAACTCTATTTCGCTTGTTTGCTTTGCCCTACCTTCTAACCTATCCATTAACTCTTTATAAGCGTTTAAATCCCCTTTAAATGCCTTTTGTAATACTACTAGGTCTAATTGCTCCGCTACGCTAAATTCTTCTTTCTCCCCTGTTATTGGGTTAGTCTTAGTTTGTACTAACTCAAGTAAACGCAATAAACGTGTCTTGCTATTAGGTACACCCTTTGGTCTACCATTTGGATTTCTTATTTCGCCTTTCTTCGCTGGTATTAAATTTTGCTCGTTTGCCATATTCTCTTATCACTTTCTAATTAACCACAAAGATATTAGTTATTATTCATTAACATCGTAATTTATGGCATCTTTATAAGTGTCATAAAATAATTCTTCCCCGTCATTGTGATTTGTAACCATATATTCTACATCACGACCTAACATTGAACATATTGCAATGCCATTTTCTAAAGTCATATAAACATAACCACTATTTATATTAAATCCTATTCCACCTTCCATAATATCTTCACATATTTCTGAATAAGCTTTAAATACTTTTGATAAACCAATAGCCTCACAATATGCTATATTTTCATCAAGTCCAAAGATTTCAATTTGTTTTAATTTTGTGTTCATAGTTTTAGGTTTTATTTAAATGTAAATTACTGATAATCAGTCATTTAAACAAATTAATTTTAAATATTTAATGTTTAAACATTGTTATTTAATTCCCAACTTGTTGTTAATCTATGTTTTGAATTAGTGCTTTTATTATTTGAACCATGCAATATTCCACTAGTTGCAATCATTCTTCCAAAGTGTTTACAATTCCAATTCTTGTCTTTTTTCAATCCAAACATTAAGCTTGGTGCTGACGTTACAATAGTAAATCTCCACCCATTTTTAATATAATATTTACCAATTTCGTTTAAAAAACGTATTCCTATGCCTAAACCTTGATAATCAGGTAAAATAACCAATCTATGCACCTTTTTAATCGTTTTAGCGATAGGATGAGGCAAATGTAATACACTACACATGCCACATAATTGGTCGTTTAGAAACGCGCTAAAAACCATTGCTGCGTTATTATGAGAATGACTTAAATAGTGATGCTTAGCAAACATTTTCCAGATTGACTTATCGTTTGTTTGGAATATCTCGAATTTAATGTCTGGTCTATTTTTTTTTTGCCCTTCGTTTGTGCGAAAGGTCATAGAATCAGTATCAAATACCCAATCAGGTAATAGCCATTCTTCTACGTCATAATGACAAGTAACTGCAATAAACTGCTTTGAAGTTTTCCTTATTGCTTTTTGCATAGCAAACGAACCTATTTTAGCTACGTTTCTATCTACAACGCTTGTAAATTCATCAAATACAAATAAATTTTGTTCTTCTAATATTGCACGAGCAAGGTCAACTCTCATTTTTTCACCATTAGAAAGAACTGAATAAGGTTTTAACCAAGAAGGTGGCGAACTAAACCCAACTGAATTAAAAGCCTTAGTTATATCTTCAACTGAACAATCTTTAGGCATATCGTCTAAAATTGTTTCTGCTTCATAATTAAAGTTAGTTATATATGATTCAGGAAATAATTGTTTTGCAATAGTTGTTTTACCGCTTCCACTTTTACCTACTATTAATCCTATTTGCCAATTATCTTTAATATCTATATTACCTTCAAAATGTTCTTTTATATGGTTAGATTCTAAATCAAACTTTCCCATAATAGAAGCAACTCTAAAAGTCTTTTTAGGTTCTGCAGTTTTTATAATGTTAAAAGTCGGCATTCGTAGTTTTGTTCTATTAGTTTATTATATGTTTGTTCTTGTTCTTCTTCTGATTTACAAATTATTTCTATTTTAAATTCTGACTTTAATTTATCACTAAGGTCAATTTGTTCTTTTTCATCTATTTGTTCAAAGTTTGGTATATCTAATCCCCATTCTTGTATTAATTCAACATCCCAATTATTTGCAAGTTCTGACCAATCATGTTCTCCAAATCCTACGTTATCTTTAATTATAAACTCCTTCTTTTGTGCTTCAGTTAAGTCTTTCGCTTGTTTTACTGGAACGTCTTTTAATCCTGCTTCAATACAAGCCTTTAGCCTCATATTGCCTCCAAGTACCATATTGTTTTCGTCTATTACAATAGGTCTTAATTCTAGCATTTGCGGAAAGTCCTGAATTGATTTAACAAGTTGTTTAAACTTATTATCTTTTATCAGGCGGGGATTGTTTGGGTTTGGTTTAATGTCTGTTATTAGCATTATCTGTTTTTTGTTGGTGTTCGTATTGCCGCCGTTTGTGGCATTTCTTTTTTAATAAGATTCTTATAATTTAATTCCTTCCAGCAATAGAAGCAACTAAGTTCGTGTAAAGTTAACTTTGATAACCATACATAATCATAAGTCAATTTGCCACATTTGCACTTATATTCTCTTTTGCCGTAACTATCTTTCATTATCTGCCCTGTCTATTATATGCTTTAACTGGTTTATCCTTTGGACCGCTGCTTTTCTTATACTTGCCGCATTTCCTTTTACCGAATTGTGTTTTTTGGTTATCCCCTTTTACTTTCGCCATTTTTTAAATATTGTTTAATATAATCAGCCATAAAATCAAATGCTTCCATTTTAGTATTACCGAAAACATAATGCGTTGTTCCTTCAATAACAAATGAATAACAGAAGTGTCCGTCTATTTCAGTTGCTTTGCAGGTATCATATATGTTAACTGTATCTTTCAATTAGTTCGTTTAGTTCGGTTCTGCTCCAGCGTTTAATTAGCCTAAACTGCTGCTCTAATTCTATTACTTTACGTTCCCCTACTTTGTCTATTAAGTTTCTTCTGTAGCCTATTAAATGAAAATCATTAAACCCATTACAAGCTATACATTCACCATTCACGTTGTATTCGTCAAATCTAAGTGCTGAACTTCCCTTTTGAGGGACAAAGTGTCCAGCGTTCATTTGTACAGTTTCTTTTGTTTCTCCGCAACTAATACAAGTAAAATAACCGTCTTCACTATCCCTTTTTCTTATATAGGCATTAAATACCTTTTGGGCTTTAGCAGTTAGTTTAGGTATTGTTATTAGTGCCATATTGCAAAACTATGTTATTTATTAATGCGAAATACTATTTTTCTTCCCTGATACTCAAATTTCTTTTGCTTTAAAGGATTAAGCCCTAAACGTATTGAACTTTCATGTATGCCTGTTATTCTAGTTGCATAAGCAATAGATTTAAAGACTTGTTCTGTTTTGTCGTCAATGTATATTAATCTTACTTTCTGTGCGTTTTCTATTCCTTCTATGCTCATTTTAATATTTGTATGGTCTATCTAGTTTATACTGACGATTTACTTTATAGGAGCATTCTTTGCACTGGTGGTAATAACCGTCTTTTGAATCCCACCTTTTATGAAACTTTATTAGTTCCTTTTGTTCCTTACATACTTTACAGGTCTTTTTCATTTGGTGCAGTTATTATTTCATAAATTATCCATAACCATATAAAGCCTATTATTATTACTGTTTGTATCATAAGTTATTTGTTTTGGTTATATGGTTTAATATAAATTATTTTATTGTAATCTATTACTACTTCTTTATTTCCTGTTGCAATAAGCGTATAGCTTGGAAATACATTTAATTCTTGTTTCATATTTATTTGTTTTGGTTATAATGTAAAATTTGTTTATTTAATTTGATTAATGTTAAGTATAAATACTAATTATTATAGTTATCATTATAATATTCATCTCTACTATAATGCGGTAAAGTAGGATGATTTATGGGTATTTCTTGACCATCTGAAAATGCTTTTTGTATCTGCTTTTTTTCTTTTTCAAGTAAAGATTCAATCTTATTCTCAATCATTCTAGGTGTATCTAAATCCATTGGGAAAGTTACTCTTACCCATTCCAACATCTCTTGTAATGCAGTATTCATATTGTGTAATTTAAAAAGCCCCCCATTGATTACGAACAACCCCTTGTTTTTAATTAATGTTTAAGGGGGCTAATGTTATTTTGTTTTTAAATATTCAATCATTGCGTTTCGGTTAGAATCTTTGTCTACTTCATTGCTCATTCTGTTTGTGTCCCCTGCAGCCTTGTTTTGGCTATGTGTTTCTTCTTTAAGTCCTGCATAGGCTAAATGTCTTTGCTCCCTGTACACCTCTAGCATTTCGTAGAAAGTAGGCATGTCCATTCTATCGTAAACTTTGCCATATTTGTACTTTACCATTCCGTCTAAAAATAAAAGTATGTCCTGAATTGCTAACTGGTCTTCTTCTGCTGATTCAATTAAAGAATAGGCTAACTGTGCTATTTGGTCTGAATTCATACCAACCCTTAAATTGAAGTTATTAAGTGCCTTAGTAATAGCCTTAGATAAAACAATAGCTATTTTATCGTTTCCGTATAATTTAGCAAGTGCAGGTAGTCTTTCACTTACAGGTATTAGTTCCATTACTTTTAATGGTAAAACTTCCCCTTTATCCTTAAACCTGCATAGTTCGTTAAATACCTCCCCCGTTGTGCCAATCATTAGCACGTTTAATAAAACTTTGGTGTAACTGTTCGTCGGTAACTTTTGGACAAGTCCTTGATTGTGTTTGATTAATTCCATTGTTGTTTGTTTTTATTTCAAATAATCCTTTCCAGCCTTTCGCCATTGATTGTTCTATAATTTGTAAAGCAGTATTTTCATCCCCTTTTGATAATTTAACTAAATCTTTTAATGCAGCTTGTTCACTTTGTGGAGTTGCGAAAGTAAATTTAAGTTGCTTTTTCTTATAATCCTTCCATAAGTCCCAATAGTTTATAAATATTTCTGAATCAAAAGGCATTATAACCATAACCTTATCTTTAACCTTATCCATTACCTTATCCATAACCATATCCTTGTCCCCTTGTAAGGGGCTATTAAGGGGCTTAAAGTTAGTAATTTCATCTTTATATTTATCTAAATTTTTAATAATAGCAGTATGTGCTTTATTAGAATCACTTAAACCGCTAGGATATTGGAATTCAATAAATGAAGGTATAAACCATTTTGTTCCATTATCTAAAGGAATTATTTTATCGTTAAAATATAAAATTGCTTTATTTAAGTCTAATTTTTCGCCAATTCTTATTTCTGCTACTTCTATATCTATTTGCCATATACCAGTATGGTCGCAATCGTCGCATATATATAACCAAAGCAGCTTATAAGGGGCTTTCAAGGTTCTAATAAAAGGTTTCTTCCATTTTTCTGTATCTGTAAATCTTTTAGCCATTGATTACCTCCTCCTTTTTTAATACAAGTAATTCGTGTAATAATTGAAATAATTGTGAATTTGTATATCCATTTTCTTCTAAAAGTCTGATACCAGCTTTAACATAAGGTTTACAAAATTCTTCATCTTTATGACAATCAAAGCATAAAGTTTTATAATTATTATCTTCATAATCCCAAGGGTCTACTCCATATTCATAAGAAATATGGTGAACGTGTAAAGTTGAATTTGTATCATTACAAATTTTGCAAGTAAATTCATCCCTTCCCATAATTTCTAGACGCTTCTTTTGCCATCTAGGGTCTTTTAGTTTTTCTGAGTAAGTCATAAAAATAAAGTAGCCCATTGAATCCACATCCGTCGCATGGATGCTTCATCTCTGGGCCAATAAGTTCTTAATGGATATGCGACATCCTGCTACAAATATACTAAATAATTGAATAAGAAGCG